CGAAGTACGGGGAGATGCTGGCGAAGGCGATGGGATGGAACGAACCAGAGAAGCTCGACATCGTCGGTGCGTTGGAAATCAACCTCACCATCGGTGGCCAAAATTAACATCTCCATCGTCCCGCGACCGCAACTCGCGAGCTACCTGCACCGCACGCAACGCTGGGCCGTGATGGTCTTGCATCGCCGCGCTGGGAAGTCATTCGTGTGCATTCAAGATTTGATCGTCAAGGCGCTCCAGCATAAGCGCAGCGGGCCACCGCTCCGATATGCCTATGTGGCTCCGACCCGCGAGCAGGCGAAGGACATCGCGTGGAAATATCTTGTCCAATTCACTAGCCAGATACCCGGCGTGGTCATCAACAAGGCCGATCTCGCTATCACCTTCCACAACCAAGCTACGATTCGCCTCTACTCTGGCGAAGCTTTCGAGCGCATGCGCGGCATCTACCTCGATGGGGTCGTGATGGACGAAGCCGCCGACTTGGACCCATCAGCATGGGATAATGTCATTCGACCTACGCTCACCGACTATAATGGATGGGCGACATGGGTTGGTACGCCGAAGGGCAGGAATCTTTTCTGGAAACAATGGAATCGCGCCTGCGCGGACAGCGAGTGGTTTTCCCTCATGCAACGTGCGAGCGAGTCGGGCATCATTCCTGCCGCCGAACTCGATGACATCCGCAAGGGGACCACGGAGAATGCCTACCAGCAAGAATACGAATGCAGTTTCAATGTGGGACGTCCGGGGGCGATCTATGTGCGCTCGCTCGAAAAGGCCCGCGCTGAGAAGCGGGTGACCAATGACATCCTGTGGTTCAAGGAACTGCCGGTCTACACATCATGGGACGTTGGCGCTCCGCTGAATCAAAAGGTCTGGATATGGCAGATGGTCGGTGACCGCATCAATTACATCGAGGCGCTCTCCGGGTCCGACGAGTGCGCTACGCCCGCAGACTGGGCAGCACGGCTCAAGGATCGCCAGTACGGCTACGGTGGGCATTTCATTCCGCACGATGCCGCAGCGGAGGTCGGAGGACTCTGGCAGGAAGCTCTCGGTCGCAGCGGGCTGACCGGCGTGGTTCCGGTGCCTCGGCAGAACAGCGTTTGGGATGGGATCAATCTGGCCAACGATGCGTTCCCTCGCATCTCGATCAATGAGGCTGGCTGCGCCGATGGGCTTGAGGCGCTCGATGCCTATCACGCCAAGGAGGAGCGCGATGGCATGACCATCAAGGATGTGCCGGTGCATGATTGGTCATCCCACTTTTGCGATGCGTTCTCCCTTTCGCACCAGGCTATCAAGCGCGGGATGGTCATCGACCGCAGCGCGATCCCACGGAAGGCCGAGCGGCATGAAGCAACCAGAGTCATGGCAGGATTCCGAGGCGGTGGATTCGGAAAGGTGCGGCGGTAAAAACCCACGGGTTTCCGATGGGATACCCATGGCTAACCCAAGCGAAACCCATCAAGAACCGATAAGAGAAGATAAGAAAAGAGAAGATTGTGAAGCGCGAACTGGAACTCCAAATTCTCGACCTTTACCGGCGCTACCCGCAGGCGCGATCCTTCGCCGAGGAGGTCGAACTCACCGCATGGAATGGCGTGGTCATCAACACCGAGGACTTCTTCATGCTTGCCCGCCCGGTGGACATTCACGACCCTGAGGAACGCTGGCGTGATGCCGCCCACACATACCACAGGTTGTGTCAGAACTGCTGGCTGATCACAATATATTGTGGTATTAGTCAAAATAATCCTTGCCATTTCGCCCCTTACACCCTTCCGTTAGTCGCATGGAGTCGGCGGAATCGCCCGCTCCGAATCTACGAAACCTCGAAAATAAAACCACGATGCGACTCACTGACCACCAACTCAACCCCATCCTCTCGCCCGTCCTAGCTTGGTTCGGAGGTGGAGGTTCCAAGGGTCCAAGCAAATCAGAAAAAGCCGCAGCCGCAGCGCAAACTGCTGCTGCCGAAAAACGCGCACAGGAGCAGGCCGCGATGATGAAAGAGCAGATGCGTGTGCAGGACGAGCAGGCCGCAGAGCAGAAGCGCCAGCAGGAACTTGCCATGGCCAAAATGGAGGCCAATAAAGCCGCACCCGGCGCTCGCGTGGATCAGAACGCCCCCGATGACCAACTGCCCGCCGCGCAGCGCAGGAAGGGCATGCGCCGAAGCATCATTGCCGGGGAAAGCAACCAGATGGGTTACGATTCCAGCAAGCAGTCCACTCTCGGTTAGTTTTGACTGATACCAAATGACCGGAAAAAACCCCGAACTCGCCGATAAGGTCATTCAGCGTCATGCTGAACTCGTCCATCAGCGTGCCTCTTGGGAGTCGCTCTGGGAGGACATTGCAAAGTATGTGATGCCCCGCAAGGCGGGCATGTTCACGCACACGACCTCGCCCACCACGGATGATGAGTCGCAGTTATTCGACGCGACTGCCGTGCGGGCAAACATGATTCTGGCTAATGGTCAACTCTCATGGATGACGCCACTCGAAAGCCGGTGGTTCTCGCTTGAACCTCCGAAGTCGATGGAATCTGAGGACGAAGTCGAGCAATGGTTCAAGCGTTGCACCGAGGTCATGCAGGCCGAACTCAGCCGATCCAATTTCTACACCGAAATCCACGAATTGTATTTGGATAGAGGATGCTTCGGGACCGCTGCGATTCTTGTCGAAGGCGGCAAGAACAATTCACTTAATTTCACCAAGCTCGACATGGGCAGCTTTGCGATCTCTGAGGATGACGAAGGCTATGTGGACACGCTCTCCCGCGAGTACGAGATCACGGCTCGGCAGGCCGCGCTCAAGTTCGGCGTGGAGAACCTCACCGCCTCGATGAAGAAGGAACTGGAGAAGCCCAACTCCAACCGCAAATTTTCCTGCGTCCATCTCATCGCTCCCCGTGGCCCTGGTGAGATCGAGCAAGGCAAGCGAGACGCCGAGAACAAGCCCTACGCCAGCGTCTATGTGGACAAAGCGAGCAAGCATGTCTTCCTGTCAAGCGGCTTCGATGAGCAACCGTTTTTCGTCACCCGCTATTTGAAGTGGAAGAACTCCGAGTGCTACGGCTACTCCCCTTCATGGACGGCGCTTCCCGAATGCAAGCAACTCAACTTCCTCGAAAAGCAACTCGATTCTCTGGCAGAGATTCACGCCTTCCCGCGCATCCTCATCCCTTCTGGGTTCGATGGCGACATCGACCTGCGTGCGGGAGGCGTGACGTATTTCGATCCGAACAACCCGCAGGCCACCCCGAAGGAATGGGGAACAGGCGGGCGCTACGACATCGGCGTCGAGCGGGCTGAAGGAAAACGCAAGGCGATCAACGAAGCGTTCCATGTGGACCTCTTCCAGATGTTCGCTCAACTCCAGAAGCAGATGACCGCTCGCGAAGTCGCCGAGCGTGCGAGCGAAAAGCTCATCCAATTTTCTCCCACGTTCGCTCGTCTCACGACTGAGCTATTCAATCCGCTCCTTCGCCGGGTATTCGCGATCCTTGCGCGTGCCGGCAAGTTCCCACCGCCTCCAGAGGCATTCCAGATGACCGGCATGGTTCCCGATCCAGAGGTCGCCTACAACTCGCGAATCGCGCTGGCGATCAAATCGCTTGAGAATGCCGCATTCATTCGCACCAGCGAGATGCTCCTACCCTTTGCCAATCTTCGCCCGGAGATGCTGGACAATTTTGACTTCGACGAGATCACCCGCGACATGGCCCGCAACGATGGCCTGCCAGCCCGCTGGCTCATGGATGAGGAAATGGTCGCACAGACCCGCGCCCAACGAGCGCAGGCCGCACAGGCACAAGCGCAGGCCGAGCAGATGGAACGTCAAGCCGCAGCCATCGGCAAGGTCGGTGGCGTGAAGCAAGACTCTGCCATCGCTCAAATGCTCCCCGGTATGGCATGATGGCTCCCGAAGACAAATCTGCCGCCCTCAAGCGTGAGCGTGAGCGCCAGCGCCTCACCAACGCCTACCACCGTGTTTTCAACACGAAGGATGGCGCTCTCATCATCGCTGACATCAAGCATCAGTTCGCGACCGACTCGCAGGTCTTCCTCCCCGGCTACGATTTCAACCCTGTTGTCGCAGCCCTCCGCGATGGCCAGCGGGGCGTTCTCATCCACATCGAGACCATGCTTCGCCGCCCCGTGATCGCTGATGGCGATATCGAAACACCCAAACGCAAAGTCATCAAAAAATGAGCAAGAAAAGCACCGACATCCCACCACGCCCCGATATGGACCCCATGCTCGGCGACAAGACCATCGAGCTTGTTGAGTGGCTGCGCGACTACGCGCCAGAGGAATTCCAAAAGACCTACGCCGGTCGCGAGACCCATCTCGGTTACCACCCCGAAAAGTAGGGATGTTTTGACTGATACCTAATTTATGGAAGACACAACCATCGATACCTCCTCCGAGCAGAGTCTGCTCGACACAGGAGCCGACAGCACCAACGCCGCAGCGCCTAGCGCAACGGAGACAACAACTGCAACGCAACACACAGGCTACGTCAAAGATGACGGTTCGTTTTCGGAAGGATGGATAGACAAGTTGCCAGACGAGGTCGCTGACTACAAAAGCTCGATCAAAAATTTCAAAAGCGTTCCAGACCTTGTCAAAGCCCTTGGCAATGCGAATGCGCTGATCGGAAAAAAGCTTGGCGTGCCGAATGAGAAATCCTCACCCGAAGAGGTCGCCGCATTTCGTCGTTCACTCGGAATTCCCGATACCATTGACGAGTACAAGTTCGCTCCCGATGCGCTCCCAGAGGGCATGACATGGGATGACAACAACGTCAAAAACTACGCTGAGATCGCCCACAAGCACAACATCCCGCCCTCCGCGATGAAGGCGTTAGTGACCGAACACGCGAAGATGGAGCATTTCAAAATGCAGGGCATGCAGGCGATGATTGAGAAGCAGCATGTCGATGCAGTGAACACTCTCAAGAAGGAGTGGGGAGGAGAGTTTGAGAAGAACATCGGCCTCGCGAAACAGGCCGCGAAGATCGCGGGAGTGAATGCGAACTCACAGGGATTCGCAGACCCCGAAGTCGTCCGTGGATTTGTCCGCATGGCTCAAATGATGAGCGAGGACAAGGTCGGGCGCTCGATGAGTGGCTCAGAGTTTATGACCGGCTCGGCCCGCGCCAAGGACATCATGAGCAATCCCGACAATAGCTGGCACAAGCGGTACATGGAGGGCGACCGCGAGGCCGCGACTTTGGTGACCGGCCTGCTCAAGCAGGGATGACAATTTCGCGGGGTGGAGAAAAGGTATCTTGCAAGGCCCATACCCTTGAGTTCCGGGTTCGACTCCCGGCCCCGCAACTTTTCTGAAAATATGTTTTGACTGATACTCAATCGCGCTGAAACGTAAATCCGTCAGAGCAGACAATTCCTTTGTGAATCTGCTCCCAAATACCCCGATCCGACGATCCGCAAGGACAACCGGCAAGGACAGGGAGCAGAACAAATCCATCAGTTTCGACTGATACCAACCCAACTCAACTAAAGGAATAAAATGTCAGACTTCAATGGCGTTCTCACGAACGTACCAAATCACTTCACAACCCAGTTCGATAGCAACTGGAAACACCTCGTTCAGCAGAAGAACAGCAAGCTGAAAGAATACGTCACCATCGATTCAATCGAAGGTAAGGAAAAATCCTACAATCAAATTGACGCAACCTCGATGACGCAGATCACGGACCGTTCTAAGGACACCCGTATCTCCGATCAAGCGATGGCCAAGCGTTGGATTCGCCCGCAACAATACGACTGCGCCAAACTCGTAGACGAGTGGGATGAGCAACTCCTCGGTGAGGTAGTCCTTCCGACTAGCCCGATCATCCAATCGCATGCCCAAGCTTACGCTCGCACCTGCGACACGATCATCATTGGCGCTCTCGGTGGTCCAGCCTCCACCGGTCCAACAGGAATCGTTCAAACCGTATTGCCAGCAGGCCAGAAGGTCGCTGTCAACTATGTGGAATCCGGCACTGCTGCCAACAGCGGATTAACTATCGCAAAGCTCCGTGCCGCGAAGTTCCTCTTTGACAGCAACGAAATTGACGAGGAAGAGGAGCGCATCATGGTGGTCTCGGCCAAACAACTTCAAGACCTGCTCCGCACGATTGAAGTCACAAGCCAAGACTACAACAGCGTTCGCGCTTTGGTTGATGGCGCTTTGAATACCTTCATGGGATTCAAATTCCGCCGCAGCCAACTCCTCACCAAAGTCTCCACCGTTCGTTCCTGCTACGCCTACGTCAAGTCGGGCGTGATCTTGGCCGAGCGTGGTCTCAAGACTCACATGGACGTCCGCACGGACCTCTCGCACTCCCTTCAAATCCGCTCCGTGGCCAGCCTCGCCGCTGTCCGCATGGAAGAGAAGAAGGTCGTCGAGATCGCTTGCGACGAAGCTTAAAAAAGCACCCCGCTGGCAGACCGGGACAATGTCTGCCGCCCACTTTTTAACTCTCTCAAACTGCTTCAATGACGGACGTTCAAATCTGCAACTTGGCCCTCGCTCGACTGGGTGATGCTCGTATCACCACGCTCGCCGATGCGACCGCACAGGCGCAGTATTGCACGCTCTTCTACACGCAGACGGTCGCTGAACTCCAAGCTGAGTTCGATTGGCAGTTCTGCCGCAAGCAGGTGAACCTCACCAGCGGCACGGTTCCGCTCACCGGCTACTCCATCCAATATGCCCTGCCCACTGATTTTATTCGGGCGATCCGCCTTGGCAACATCGACGCCAGCGAAAACTTCGGCACTTGGGAAATCGTCGGAACCAACCTCCACACGAACCTCACTTCTCCGGTCGCGCTCGACTACATCGCCAACATCACGACAACCACCTCGTTCCCGGCGATCTTCACCGAACTTCTTTCGATCAAACTCGCCGCCGTCCTCGCGATGCCTCTCACCGGGAGCAAGGACTTGTTCAACCAACTTGCCGAGGTCTACGGAGCAACATTGCAAAAGCCCGCTTTCCTCCACGCCACCGAGCGGGTCGGCAGGCAACGCACCACCAATTCCATCACCACGCAGGCTGACATCGTCCGGCTCGCGATTCTCAAAACCGGCACCGCCGATGGATACAAGCCCAACGGACAAGCAGCGATGCTGGGCAATTCATTTTTCGATCAAGCCCGCAACGAACTTCTTTCGGAGTTCGATTGGTCGTTCGCCCGCACCTCGGCTTCGATTGCTGCCGATGCGGTTAACCCCGTCACCGGCTACGCCAAACGCTATGCCCTGCCCGCCGGGGCGCTCACCGTGCTTCGGGTCAACGAGGTCGATGCCAGCGAGAATTTCTCGGTCTGGGAGGTGGTCGGGGGATTCATCCACACCGAAGCCGCCTCGCCGATCCTTGCGGAGTTCACCACGACCGTTACCGACATCGCTAGATTCCCTGCGATCTTCATCGACCTTCTTGTGAACAAGATCGCCATGCGCCTCGCCATGACGACCGGCGATGCGGGCCGCATGGAGATTCTGGCGAAGGAAACCGAGTTTGTTTTTCAGAAGCCGGGATTTGCCAGAGCCATTGAGAAGACCGCCCCTGTCCGCGCCAATGCCGCCATGGGAGTTTCCGAGATTTGCAGGCAAGCCATCCTCAAGGTGGGCAGCGCCGACACCTTCAAGCCTTTCGGAGAACCCATGGCCATCGCGCAGTCCCTCTACGAGCAGACCCGCAATGAACTCCTTGCTGACTTCGACTGGTCTTTCGCCCGGGTCCAGTCCTCGCTCCCGGCAGACGGCACGCCGCCTGCCTTTGGTTACGCCGCCCGCTACGCGATCCCCGGCGAAACGCTCAAGGTTCTTCGGGTCAATGGCGTGGACGAGGACGAAAATTTCGGCAACTGGGAAATCGTTGGTGCGTTTCTGCACACCAACTTCCCGACTCCGGTCAAAGTCGAGACGACCGCCATCGTCACCGACGCCAGCAAATTCCCGCCAGTTTTCACCAACATGCTCACGGTCACTCTCGCTATGAAGCTCTCGCAACTTTTGGAAATCCAAGCCGCCCCAGCCGCCCGCTAAATGAAGACCGAGGAACTTTTCAAAGAACTCCAGTTCCTCGCCGGGAAGCCCGCATTGAAAAATGCGGTCGAGACCCGCGCCTCCTCGCGCCCATCCGCCACCCTCACCGAAGACGAACTCTGTCGCCAAGCGATCCTACGGGTCGGGACTGCCGAGCAGTTCGGCCCCTCCTCGCAGGCGATGCTCCTCGCGAAGTCGCTCTACCCGCAGGTGCGCGATGCGCTCCTCCTCGCTGGATCGTGGACATGGTCGATGAAAGCCACCACGGTCATCGAGACCCTGCCGCGCCCGGAATACAAGTGGGCTTTCCGCTACGCCATCCCCGCCGACTGCCTGCGTGTCTTCCGGGTCAACGACTACGACTACTCTACCGGCGATTCGGCATGGGAAGTCGCTGGCAACTTTGTTCTCAGCAACGCCGATTCTGGATCGCCTGCATGGGTCACCGGACGCACCTACGAGGTCGGCAATGCCGTCTCCAACAACGGCGCGGTCTACCGCTGCCTGGTTGCCGGTTCGACCAAGGAACCCGGCGTCACCACGGGATGGACAACCGACTGGGATGTCTGGATGGGCAAGGCGATCACGCTGGAATACGTCAAAAAGGTCACCGATGTCACGGCCTTCGATTCCCTCTTCATCGACCTGCTCACGGCCAATCTCGCGTCCAAGCTGGCCGTTCCGCTGACCGGCGATGCCAACAAGGCCGCGCTCCTCGCCAAGGAAACCGAACTCCTCGGCAAAAGCCCCGCCATGCGCCGGGATTCCACCGAGCGCAAGGGCCGGATCAAACCTGCGTGGATGTCTTCCAAACTCGTTTCTTCCCGCAATGGCGGCGATGGCATCGATGCCTCGCAGTCTTCGGGGGGTGGTCCTGCTGGAGGCGTCAGCTACCCCGCTCTTCATGTGACTCTTGGCACTGTCCGCACCGTGACCGGCGCAGAACTCCCTTTTGTCACGAACACAGGCGCAAACGACACCGCTGTTTTCAACTTCGGTCTCCCGCAGGCAGGCGTCATCGACTCGGCCAAAAACACCCTTTACGGCAACGGGGTCGCCAAGACATTCGCGATCCTCGGCCTCAAATCCAGCGACCCGAACCACGTCATCGTCTCCATCAACGGGGTCGTTCAAGAACCAACCATCGATTATTTGGTGAATCAAGGCGCAGGCACGATCACGTTTTCCACGGCTATACCTAACCTAGCCAAGGTCGTCGTCGTTGTGCTGGGTCTCTATTCCGCCTCGCAGCGTGTTCCCGACCTCTACATTCACGCATTCGCTACCAACACCGCTGCCACATTCAATTACTACGGCATGCTGCTCAACTCCGATGTTCCTGCCACCGGCTCGCCCGCCGCAGTCGCCAAGTGGATGATCACCCGCACGGCAGTGTCCTACGAAGGATCGATCACCTCCAGCGCCACCGCAACCAACGTGGCTTGGGATAACCGGGAGACATCGACCTACGCATGACAACAATCACCGATGCCAACCTAGCGCAGACCCTCGATCTCAGTAAGATCGACCTCATCCTTCCCGAAATCGCCCAAAGCATCGTGGAATATCCGACCCGTGCCGACTTCCCAGAGATCGGTCGCTCGGCCCGACTCTACATCGACCTCGCCGAAGCGCAGACCTACCGCTGGCAGGAATCCTACGTCCTCCTCAATGCTCTCATCGACTGCGGACAATTCTAGTTACCCCCAAAACAACAACACAAACCCAACAAAACCAGCATAATAAATCAAATGGCAAACCCAATCATCAAAATCAAACGGGGCAGTGGTCAGCCCGCAGCCTTGCAACTCTCTGAGTTGGCTTATGATACACTAAACAAGTCACTTTTCATCGGAACCGCTGAAGGCGTTCTCGCGATTGGTGGCGAAAACGTCTTTGCGAAAAAGACTTACGCAGATTCCGCGGTCAGCGCAGAAGCCTCGCTTCGCTCCGCAGCGGACTCGACACTCACCTCCAATTTGAATGCGGAAATCTCCCGCGCTCAAGGCGTTGAGGGTGATCTCGCGGACGATATCGCAGCCGAAGCCTCATCGAGATCCGCCGCGATTTCGTCGGTGACATCCTCGCTGAATTCGGAAATCACTCGCGCCCAAGCCGCTGAAGGTACTCTCTCGACAAACTTGTCGAATGAGGTTTCGCGTGCGACAGCAGCAGAAGTGGCACTCGGAACTCGCATCGACAATGTGTTGAGCAATGTTGATGGCGCAGCCCTCGACTCCCTCACCGAAGTCGTCGCCGCCTTCCAAGCCGCCGATGGCACTATCAACGGAGCGATCACTAGCCTCGCCGCCAGCGCATCGAGCGCCCTCGCAGCCGAAGTGACACGTGCGACAGGTGCGGAATCGACCCTCACGACTGCCGCAACGGCACTCGCCGGTAGAGTAACGACCGCAGAGTCGGACATCAATACCCTCGAAAGCGACCTCGCCGCAGAGGTAAGCGCCCGCACAAGTGCAGTATCTTCAGAGGCTTCCGCAAGGACTTCTGCCGATTCCGCTCTCGGAGTTCGCATCGACAACGTGGTGACCGCTGCAACAGCCCTCACATCACGGGTTACTGCCGCAGAGGCAGACATCCTCTCAGAGGCATCCACCAGAGCATCGGCAGTTTCTGCCGTATCGGCTCGCGTGAGCGCCCTTGAATCGACCATCGACGGAGGCACTTACTAGTCCTTCCACCGCCTCCGGGGTTCGATCCCCCGGAGGCAACCCCATTCCATAATGGCAACCATCATTCCCAAAAAATCCACGGTAGCAGGCAAAGTCCCGACGACGAGCGATTTAGGTCTCGGAGAGATTTGCCTTAATCACGCCGATCACATCCTTTATTCCCGCCATCCGGGGACGGGAACGGTCTACGCCATCGGAGGAGGCAGCGCAGCAGCCGAACGCTTCTGGGCCTTCGCTCTCAGCGGCAATACCGTCTACCTCGCCAGTATTTCCACATCCGACTTTCCTTCCACGGGCAGCGTCTATGACGTGGCCCTCTGGGACATAAACAAAACAACAACCAATGACAATGGAGACGTGGTCTCCGAAAGCTCCGCAATCGGCGCTTGGAATAACAAACAAAACCTCACCTACGCATAAACCTATGAACGCATCCGCACCATCCACCATCGACTCAAAGCAATACGAGCGCTACGCCCTCAACCTCATCATCTCCGGCAGCTATGACGGAGAGGGCAAGCCAGAGGCATCGGTAGTCTGCAACCTCACCCCGCTCCGCATCGAGGACGGCATGGTCGAGACCCAGCCCGCCCACGCGAAATCCATCCGCCTCGGCTCGCTCGCTCACGCAGACGACGCCACCCTCGCATGCGTCGGAGCGATCCAAGCCGCCCTCCAACAATTCATCGCCGCGAAAGGACTCTGAGCCATGGCCACAAGACGCGCAGTAGCAAACGGCAACTGGTCTGCCACCGGCACATGGAATGGGGGTGTGGTTCCCACGGACGGCGACACCGTTTATGCCAATGGGTTCAACATCACTCTGGATGTCGATGTCAACATCGGTGGAGCAAACAACCCGACCGTCAACACCGGCTCGCTCGTCAGCGGTCAGTGGTATGAGATCATTAATGTCGGCGGGCAGACTTGGACAACACTCGGAGCGGCCAGCAACACCGTCGGAACGGTATTCCAATCCACCGGCACAGGCACAGCAGGCAACCTCGGCACAGCAAAAGCTCTGGCTACCCTCACCACGGCCACAAATACCGCCGCTGGCGCAACCACAGGCGGAGGCGTGTTTACCATGTCCACAATCCGCGCCATGACTTGCGACATCAGGCCAGGCGCGACAAACTGCCTCAATGTCACAGCGACCAGCGGAACGCTCATACTTTCAGGTGTGCGCGTTCTTGGAGGATCGGCGGTTAACGCCTATGGAGTAAATACTACAGCCAACACGGAGTTGGGCAACTGCATATTTACAGGCGGCAACAGCAGCTACGCTTTGAACAACGCCTCGAATGGCAGTGTCAATGTCACGGGAAGCTGCACATTTACTTCCGGAAGCACATCCGCAATTTGTATAAATAATGCCAGCACGGGCAGCATTACTGTATCTGGCAGTTGCGCTTTTATTTCTAGCAGTGCCGCTAATTCCTACGCCCTCAACAATGCCTCGACCGGCACAGTCAATATTACGGGAAACTGCACATTCACAGGAGGAGCGGTTTGCCTCAACAATGCCTCGACTGGCAGTGTCATTATTTCTGGAAATTGCACTTTTACTGGCGGCACAAGCTCTACCGGAATCGCCCTAAACAACGCCAGCGCCGGCAGCGTCACCGTCACTAACTCCACATTCACCGCCAGCGCCTTTTCCAATGCTGTTTCCATCGTCAACAACTCCGCCGATGTCCGCTTGAGCGGCGATTTCCTCGACCACTGGAGCGGTTGGAAAGCCGTCAGCGGAGCCAAGTGGCGTCTCGGCACAGCCCCGACTCTCGGCCAGACACGCTACGCTCTCGCAGGCACGACCGACTCGTATTTCGTCGAGTATGGAGCTGACAACGGCTCGTTCGGCAACCCCATCGCCGCCAATGTCCGCAGCGGCGTGAGCTACGGAGGAGGCAACATCACCGGCACATGCGCAGTCCCAGCCGCAGGGTCGGTAGCGCTCGGAGTCCCTGTAGATAACACGACAGGGACCGCCGTCCTTACCCCCGCCGCGATCAGAACGGAACTTGCCACTGAGCTTTCGCGCTTGGATGCCAGCGTATCCAGCCGCCTCGCGCCATCCGGCACGCTGGCAACCGTGACCACCCTCACCAACGCGCCAACCGTGCCAACCGCCGCCGCCATCGCCACACAGGTCCGCACGGAGCTGGCCACCGAACTCGCCCGAGTGGATGCCGCAGTCAGTACGCGCCTAGCCTCCTCGGCCTACACCGCGCCAGCCAACAGTGATGTGGCCGCCATCAAAGCGAAAACCGACAACCTCCCAAGCGACCCCGCAGACCAAAGCCTCGTCGTGGCCGCCATCACCGCCATCCCTACCGTAGCCCAAATTCGCACCGAGCTAGATTCCAACTCAACCAAACTGGCGAATCTGGACACGACCATATCAAGCCGCCTCGCGTCCTCGGTCAGCACCAACATCACGGCCATCAAAGCGAAAACAGACCTGCTCAATACAGACAGGCTGGCCCAGTGCGCCACGACGAGCATAGTTGGGTCACTCATCGCACAATCAAATTCCTAATGAGCATGGAGAACCTCAAGACCGCAGCCACGGGCCTCATCGGCAGCGCGACCTCCATCGGCGCTGCGGCGTACTCCCTGCTTCCGCATCTGGAAGCGGGGATGCGCCTCGCCAGCGTCACGGTCGGCCTCGCTGTCGGCATCGCAACGCTCTTCAAAGTCATCCGCGACCTCCGAAAGTAACACATGCCGAAGTTCGATTTTTATCCAAGTTTCAACGCCGGGGAAGTCTCGCCGATGGTGGACGCCCGCACGTCCTTGGATAAATATCGCTCTGCCTGTCGGACTCTGGAAAACTTCGTGATCATGCCCTACGGGGGGGCGATCCGCCGTCCAGGCACGCAGTACATTGGCGCGACAAAAACCTCGGCCACGCAGAGTCGGTTGATCGGTTTCAATTTTTCGACCACGACCCGCTTCGTCATCGAGCTAGGCGTGGGCTACCTGCGCGTCTGGAATCCCTCTGGCACATTGCAAGCCATTTCTAGCGGCAGCACGGAACTCGCCACTCCGTATGTCGAAGCCGACCTGCGCGAAATCCAGTACTGCCAGATCAACGACATCATGTATTTCGCGCACGCGAACTACCCGCCTCGCAAACTCACTCGCGTCTCAGATACCAACTGGACCTTTGCGGAGGTCAAATTTGAATACCCGCCGCTTCTCGATACCTCGGACAATCAAACGAATTTATTTTTAACCGCAGCTAATTATGGGATTTCATCTGGAACTCGATATCTTAAAGACGGCAATCTCTACCCACCTTTCTGGACTAGTTCAGTTGCTTATGCTGTAGGTGATTGGGTATACACAAGCAGCGGGGTATTTAAATGCATAATCGCCCACACTTCTACGGCGACCTTTAATGCCACGAATTGGACTTTGATTTCCCCGACGAGTTTTATTTTTCGTGTCTTAAAAGATTTTACCGCGACCACATTTCCTGCCGATATCGCCGCTGGGAATATCTCGTCGCTTCCATTGGCCTCCAACCAAATGGGACCGATGATAAGCAGAACCCCATTCACTGGTTATGTCGGATCACAGATCGAACTCAAATGGCAGAATTCCAATCTCTACAAGCAGATCGAAATTGTCGGCAACTTTGAAAGCGAAACACTCGTTGTGGACGGGGCATGGGACTTTGAGACCTCTGGCACATGGGGAGCAACGATCCAAATCCTGCGCGTGCCTGCCGAGATCATGCAGGCAGGAGTCATAGCTGGACTTGGCATCCCTGTTGGTGGAACGTCCATCGAGGTCTACCAACCTAATCATGGTTGGTCAGATGGAGACATCATTTCGGTAACAGGAGCCTATCCCGCACCGAATGCCACGATCTACTCCGCGACGACGAATACCTATCGGTACAATGTCGTGACCGCTCCCACTCTCACTGGGTATCGCGATGTCTTCCCGGAGAATCTGTCTCAAATGGAAATTGTCCGTGAATACATAGTAGACAACGACAAAAATATCATCACATCTGGAACGGAAGATAGTCTCTGCGGGCTGAAGATCGTCATCCGCAACGCTCAAAAGATTGCCTACAACTGGGCCGCAGGCAGGGTCTATGTGGTCGGCGACTTTGTCTACTCTGGCGGCAAGACCTACTACTGCGTGCTGGCGCACACTTCGACAGCAACCTTCGATGCTTCTAAATGGACCACGCAACAGGTTCCCAACGCCCGCATCGATAGCTCGACCAAGATCATCGGCGGGGTCGCGACCATAACAGGAACGACCACCATCAACGTTGACACATGGCTCGGACCTCTCTCTGCTACTAGTGCAAAGACTAAATACTGGCAATATGGAGCCTTCAACACGACGAGCGGCTACCCTCGCTCGGTGTGCTTGCATGAGCAACGTCTCTGCTTCGGCGGGACCAAGGCGCAGCCTAACACAATCTGGTGCAGTGCCATTGGCGACTTTGAAAACTTTGAACTCGGCGTCAATGCCAGCGATGCCGTGCAATTCACCCTCGCGGCAAGCGAAGGGAACAGAATCAACTGGATGTTCTCACAAAATGAAATGCTCGTCGGAACATCTGGCGACGAGTGGACCATTGGCGCGGCGGATTCCGCCTCGGCGCTATCGGCCACGAACGTCAAGACCCGCAGGCAGGCCAGCTACGGGAGCAAGTACATGCGAGCCGCGATGGTCAACGATGTGCTGCTCTTCGTGCAACGCAACGGACGCAAAATCCGCGAGCTTGTCTACGAACTCAACAAAGACGGTTGGGTCGCGCCCGATCTGACTCTGCTTGCCGAACACATCACGGTCGGCGAGATCGTCGAGGTCGCCTACCAGCAGCAACCCGACGCCATCCTCTGGTGCGTGCGCGGGGATGGCACGCTCATTGGAATGACCTACGAGCGTGACCAGAAAGTGGTGGGTTGGCATCGCCACACCATCGCCGACAATGCCGATGTCGAATCGGTCGCAACCATCTACGGCAACGGCACGGAGGACGAAGTCTGGATGGTCGTCAAGCGCACCGTGGCAGGCGCGACCTACCGCACCATCGAGCGGTTCCCGCTGCTGTGGCGCACCGCTTTCGACGACCAGGCGGCCACCTCATACCGCTACCTCGACGGGCATGTGGCATTTCCTGCTGGCGCTGCCAACCGCAGCGTGACAGGTCTATCGCACCTCAATGGCAAGAGCGTCACCATTGTGCAAAATGGAGTGCTCACCGGCACTGCTGTCGTGTCTGGAGGAGCGGTCACCGTTCCCGCAGCCGCCGCAGGCTATGTCGGCCTGCCCTACATCTCGACCCTCACGCCCATGAAGCTCGACATGGACCTAGAAGACGGGTCATCCCAAGGCCGCAAGAAGCGCATCCACAAGGTCGTCGTCCGCACGCTCAAAAGCCAAGGCGGCGAAGTGCGGGTCAATGCCGGGCAGTGGTACGACCTCGCCAGCGCCCTCACCACGGGCGATCAAAAAATCTTGACGGCAGGCACGTTTGGATTCGACGCCGATGTTTCTGTCCAGCAAAGTGACCCCTATCCAATGTGTATTCTCGCCATCGAACCTGTCTGGGACACCTACGGAAATGAATGACATTCACATGAGACCCTACCTCGATTCCGACTATGAGATGCTCTCGCAGTGGCGTGTCGCTCACGGCAAGGACATCGTCCCAGAAATCGTTCTGCCAAAGTGCGGAGTGATATGCGAGATCAACGGGAATCCGACCGCCTCGCTCTTTTTGCATATGAGCAATTCCAATGGAATGTGCATGGTCGAGCATGCGGTATCTGCTCCCGGTCTCTCCATCAAGCTCGCTCGCGAGGCGTTTGGGCATTGCATGTCCTGCCTCAAAAAGATCGCACACGACCTCGGCTACCACACGATGGCAGCATATGCCCACCCCGCGATGGTGCGTCTGGTCAAGCGCCACGGGTTTCGTGCCGGTGAAAAAAATCTCGTCCAAATGTTTGCTCCAACACAGGAGGTCCACAATGGCTGACCCCGGCACTTGGTTCATGGCTATTGCAGCAGTTGCCGCAGTCGCCTCCGCAGGCGTCTCGATCTATTCGGCGAACGAGCAGTCGCAAGCGCAGGCCGCGATGGCCGAGTACAACCGCATGGCCGCAGAGCAGAATGCCTCATGGCAGCGCCTCGCCGGGGAACGTGCCGCGCAGGCAGACCAGTTCAACGCACAGATTCAAGGATTCAATGCAGACGCGCAGGCCCAGCAGGCGCAGATGAACCGCCAGATGCTCGGTCAGCAGAGCGACCAACTGCGAGCGCAGGCCGCAGCACAGGATGCCCAAGCCCGCGACCAAGCAGGCCGCATCCGCGCCGAGAAGGATCGCATCCTCGGCCTCCAGCGCAGTCAGTTCGCCGCAGGCGGCGTCACCCCGGAAGGCTCGCCATTAGCTGTTTTGGCTGATACCGCCAACCTCTACGAAATGCAGGTCAACGACACGAAACTCCTCGCCAATCTGGAGACCAACAAGAAACGCCGCGAGGCCGGACTCAACGACATCATCGGCGACTTCAATTTCAACCAAGACACGTTTGCCAGCATGATGAATTCCAAGGCCGCGAAGTTGAGTTTGGACGATGCGAAGTTCGCCGAGGAGGCCGCAGGCGCAGGCTACCGCATCAATCTTCGCCAAGCCGACATCGAGCAACGCGCAGGCATGTCCCAATCGCGTGGCACTTTGATGGCAGGCTACGGGTCCGCACTCAGCAACATCTCCCAAGCCGGGTACTACGGAGGGCAGGCCGCAACCGGCAAAGCCAAATAACCATGCCAGCCATCCGACTCGCCGATATCCCAAACGCAGGCCCGCAAGGGGTCGCTCCCGACAGCGGCATCATCGCGCCTCGCGTAGCCCAACTCGGCGGGTCCGCAGCCCTTGACCCCAACGCCATGCGCGGGGTCGCCAAGGACATGCAGCTAGAGAAGTACAACCTCAACGCATTTGCGGGCGAGGCAGTCGGCATGGGCAAGATCGGTGACGCCATGAACGATGTGGCTACCCTCGGCATCCGCTTTGCGACAAAGATGGCCGAGGCGAAGGAGAACGATGACGAAACTCGCGCAGATACCCTCATGCGGATCGCCCTTGAGAAGCAGGCTAATGACCAAGACATGACTCCAGTCGAGAAATGGCAAGAGAAGTGGGCATCGAATGTCGCTGATACCAGAAAAAAAATCTCGGAGATTGGAATGTCCAAAAACACATTCGCTAAACTCTCCCCAACAATGGACCGATGGGCTGAGTTATCTAGAGTCAAAATCGAAGGACAAGCTAACCAGAAGCGTATCGAAGGATACCGCATGAACACCAAGGCCAATGCCTTAATAAAGATGGCCGCCGATGACTATGAAGGCGCATTTACCGCCATTGACGAAGGGGTCAAGAAAGGAGTGTTTTCTGAAGAGCAAGGTAAACTTGAAAAAGCCATGATGCAGGATGATATCATCCGCAAGGCCGAGCTAAAACAACGCGAGAATATCACGTCCGAAATCCTTACTGATCCACGCCGCGCCAAGAAAATCCTCACGAAGGCCAAGACTGGCGAGCAAACGGAATTTGGCAAACTCGATCCGAGCAGAGTCAAACTCCACCTCTACGAAGCCGACCGCCAAATCCGAGTCACAGATTCTGATAACTGGAATTCACTGGTAGAACGAATTCAGAACGGAGATATCGCCAGTAAAGAAGACCTCAAGAAAGAGGCAGAAGGAAAGCAGATCGATCCGGGCAAATACAAGCGCCTCGAAAGCGCCATCGCCGCAAACATCCAATTCGATCCCAAGGTCGCAGGCGACTTGAAAGCCAAGGTCGCAGCGTTCGATTTCAGCGCCGACAAGAACGATGAAAAATTCTACGCACTTAACGCAGAGATAGCTTCAAAGCTTCCCAAGGAGCATGCTCAGTTGCTCGGAGGGGAACTGAATTCCTCATGGAAGAAAGCCTTTGATGGAACACCAAAATCCCCACGCGAGGTTTACCGGTCTGATGTCATCCAAGGCATCAAGCGCATCGGCGACAGCGGTCTGCTCGGAGAAACCGGATTGGACAAGGACGGCAAGATCGAAGATTTATCCAAGAACAACACCTACAACGCCAGAGTCTATTCGGTGATGCAAGGTATGGACGCTTGGTTTGATGATAGAGCGAATAAAGACAAGACCCCGGCGGATGCCCAACAGCACCGAGATAGCCTTATCGAACCGCTACTCAAAGGGAAGGCGCTTGAATTATTCAAAAGGAAGACGCCCACATTGGTACTGCCAAGCACGCCATTCCAGACAGGAATGATGGGTGGGGTGAATAAATCAGACTTTGCGAAACCTACGCCAACTCCACCTCCCGCCAAAGAGGCAATCGATAGAGCAAAAGCGATGAAACCCGAAGGCAAAGTGACGTACTACAATTTCCCCGGCGATGCCTATTCGGATTCTAATTCGCGTGCCAGAATCGGGGCATGGAACAACAAGCTCACCGAAAACTCGCTTGCTATCTCGCCCGATATCGAAAGCAAATTCAAAGCCGCAGGAATTGGAAAGGGCGACCCCGTGGAACTCACTCTTGCGGATGGGTCCACCGTCATTCGCAACTGGGATGACCGCACCATGCAGGACAAGCAAGCCATCAGCAAATATGGCAAACCTCTCACTGGTCGCTTCGACTTCCATTCTCCGGGAGGAAAACAAAAGAACGATGGCATGGCCGTCCTGTCCTTCCGTAAAGCCCCCAACGCTTAATTTTTCATGGCAACACTCATCGACGACGCA